CGATTTAACCCATAAAATTTTTATATGTTATTTATTTTACAGGTTATATAGCCGATATTTTTTAATATTTATATCCAGGTTTCTTAACACTTTTTTAATATAATAATAATTTTATAGCCGATAAAATTATTATTATATTAGCATATCGAAAATAAGCCGGATATATATAATAATTTATTTAACGGTTATTAACAAATATCCAATATTTATTAACCAAATAAATTTTTCCGGTTAAAATAAAATTGGTATATTAGCAATATAAATAAAACGGAAATAATATGAACAATTAAAATATAACAGTAATATGGATAAATTTAATTTAGTAGCACGCGCTGCAAGAGAATTGGCACATGCCGTACAAGAGAATTATTATGACCTGTCAGACCTAAATATTATTAATTACAGCGAGGTCTGTGACTGGTGTAACTTTCCTGATTTACAAGACGGAGGTATATATGAACAGGCTATTGATACGGCTGCAAAAATTATTATAGAGATTATTAAATAACAGGAAAACATCCCGGGCGGGAGAATGGCCGTAATGGCATCAGTGGCTCAACTCCACTGCCGGGAACAAGAGAATTAAAATATAACAGTTATGAAAGTAAACAGAAATTATCGTTTCGTATTGACGAACATTCCAAACAGTATGTTGGAAACAGGAGAAGTAAGAATTGACAACGAGGAAATAACCGGCGAGAGAATGTTTGCCAGTGAATGCCACTACTATGCCGAGAAAAATATCCTCGAGTGTATCAAGGATGCGGCAAAACGCGACGATTTGCGCGGCTACTACGAACATACCTACTGTATCTACAAAGAGGACAAACCGAAAAAGGAGACAGTAGAACGTGAAGAGGACGGCAAGAAAATTACCGAGACGAGAGAAATACCTGGCAAGGCAATGCTGGTTGAGGTAATTACCGTGGACGAGAACGGCATAAATATTCGATAAAACGGATTGCCGGTTGTTCCACGACAGTGGGACGCCGGAGCCGTTCGCCCGGGTTGGACGTACAGGAGTTCGACTCTCCTGCCGGGCACAATTGGCAATATTGCCGAGAGAATTAAAATAAACTATAATATGGATGAAAGTACATTCGGTTGGCTCATAGAGTACGAGCAGCAACTCAGAGAAGCTGGGTATGATGAGGAAACAATTGCTCATCTTGTATTAGAAGCAGTTAAATAATTAAAACAGGAGAATATGAGCAGCAAGAGAAACGGCTATGCGTATATTGTGAAGTACGGCAAGAGACTATATTTGCACAAATTTCTAAGAATATACTAACATGGCAGCAAGAGACTATAAATTTGAGTACATGCTACTCAACCGGCTTCAATGCGATTGCAATTATTATCTTGGCTATGGCGGCCGAAATGCTGAGCATTGCCTTTGGGCTCACGACGAGCAGAAACAAATCGATAAAATGCGAGAGCTTTACGATTTGTTGCCGGTTAAACCTGAGTGGCTCACAAGAGAACAAATTGATGAATATGCAGCAAGAATGAACGTAAAATAACCAACATTATTTAACGAAAAAAGTTCTTAAAGCAGTAACCAGATTAAAATAAAAGTAGTATATTTGCATATAACTTAAAAGATATAACGAATATGGAAACAACAGTTTTTTATGTAGCAGTTGCCTATAACGGCGGTATTTTCAATCCCACAGTTGTGGAGAAGTTTAATAACAAAACAGATGCGGACAGCTATGCGGCTCTTATGTGCCGCGCAAAGCAACGCCGGTACATTGTACTCGAGCAAGTAACAGAATGGGACGGCACTCCTCAAGAGAATGCATGACCTTAGCCGCTGCGGAGAGAAACGATATTCGTGGAACAGTATCAAGCGAAGCGGATTTTAGGAGCGACACCTACAGCGGCACTAAGTTTAACCCTTGCTTTCGCAATATTGTTGTGGGGCAACTAATAAAAATTTACAGTAATATGGTAACAATGAAATTTTCAGCAACCAAGTCAAAAACAATGTTTTTGACACCGACAATTGCGGTTGAACAAGACAACTCAGAAACAGCAATCCGATTTGCTCTTTGGCATGGCGTGTTCAGCGTAGAGGTAAGCAAGAGCTACAAAACCGTAAAAGCTAAATAACATGGCAAGAAATGAAATGTTTGTAACGGTTTATAGGCTTGAAGTTGAGGCCACTCGAGAGAATTTGGACAGTATGGAGAACTTCATAGAAGCCATTTCGGATTGTGCTATCGTGTCCAATGATGAGGGTTGTGTAGCTATCATAGTAGCGCCTTCGGATGCCTTAGGGACAACGAAATTGGCTAATATGGCACTCAAATTCTTTGGCAAGGAGGGATATAATATAAGTACTCTCGGACTCTTAGGGCCGTTTAAGAAACTCAATTGATATTTTTTAACATAAAACTTGGAAAAAAGTTCCCAAAGCAGCTCAATAATTCAAAAAAACATAGTATATTTGCAATATCAAAATTAAACAATAACATTTTAATAACAATTCAAAAATTACAGTATTATGATAACAAAGAAATTTTCTCAGATGACAACGAAGAAGCTGAATGCTCTTTTGGCAACAGCAAGTGATGAAGACAAGAAGGCTATCGAAGCCGTACTCGCAGCTCGTGAACAGGCTCAGGCCCCCGTTGCTCCTGCAGCTCCTGAGGCAACCGCAGAAGAGACTCCTGCAAGTGAAGAAGAAACTCAGCTCAGCCCTGAGGAAGAAGCAGTTATTAAGGCAGCTGAAGAGAATGGCGGGCTCAACCCGCTTTACAATGGCAGCAAGGCAACTCAGGAGAAAAAGCCAAAGATGACCGATGAGGACCGTCATGCACTGGCTGAAGAGCTGAAGAAGAATGTTAACCACCGTTGTCAGGCAGTTCCTTTCAACACCGCGGAATGGGTTGACGGCTATATCGCCGGAGTGATTGAAGAGAAGCGCAGCAATAAGGTGCTCTATGCAATCAAGACAGACGACGGACGCCGCATCGTTAAGGTACATGACAGCAATCTCGTTCGTATTCTGGATGAAGTTGTTGAGCCGGAGAAGAAAGCCCGCGCTCGCAAAGCAAAAGACCCGGCAGACAAAGTTGAATGGACACCGGAAGCAATTGCCGAAGAGGTTAACGAAGTTATCGGCAATGTAGGTAAACCGGTAGAATTTGAGAAATACCGTACTACAGACGAAAACGGCGAAGAGCACATTGAAATGGTAATCGGCCGTATTGTGGCAATCGTGCCTGACAAACGAACTCAGCACTTGCTCTACCGCATTTCAGTTCCGGCTCCTATCGAAGGCAATCCGCTCGCAACGAAGACTATGCACAAAGTTGTAAAAGCTGAGGGCATTAAGATTGCCGAAGAGTTCGACGAAGAAGGCGCACAGCTCAATGCCAAGTATTTGGAGCGCCGTGAGGCAGCAGCAACCCGCACTCCGCTTACTCCTCAGGACCGTGTAATTCGCTGCGAGGAGAATGTGAAGAAGGCAGAGGAGAAGCTGCAGAAAGCTCAGGAAGAGCTGGAAGCCAAAAAGAAGCAACTCGAGGATGCAAAGAAGGAGCTGGATAAATATCTTGCCGGTCAGGCAAATGGAGAAACTGCCGAAGCTCCTGCTGAGACTACAGCCGAAGAGGAGTCACTTGCATAACACAGCCACCTGACACCGTTTCTCCCATAGAGCCGTCTCGAAAGAGGCGGCTCTTTTTTTTGCTGCATATCTAAATATGCGGCTATTTTTGTATTATTGCGATTTATGTTAAAATATATAAACTCATAGAAACATGCTTCTTTTGCGTTCTAGGACACTTTTAGGCTTTAGGTGTATTATAATATGGGTTAACTCAATTCGACGCGATAGAGGTCAAAAGAAGTGTATCTATCAATGTATTTTTATAAAGTCTATAATATGAATTAAGGCATGGACTTTCCTGAGCTTTAAGCCACCAAGCAGTTATATAAATAGCTGTTAAATTTATGGCTAAAAAGTTGACTCATTTTCTTGGCTTCTAGGACACTTTTATTTGAGAATAATAGTAAACTAAATCTATAAAAAGAAATAAGGAGAGAATGAACGAGAATAATGAAATTTCATATATTTTCGAGGCGTTTAGAGCTCTATATTTTTATATTAAAGCCGCAATAAACCAGTGAAAAATTTTTATGTTAAAGTCTGTAAAACAGTGATTTATATCAAGATTATTTTGTACTTTAGTCTATAAAAGAACAAAAGTAAAACTGTTAAAAAATGTTACACACTAGAACGCATAAAAGCCGCATGGCCATTATGATTAAACAGCTTATGCCTGAGTGTACAAGCTGTATAGCTCGTGTGCACAGTGGACTATGCAGCAATTGTCCACATTGGACCCCGAGTGTGGCACAGGAGTTAACAGAGGAAATGGCCGAGAGAATATCCGCCACAATTGGACAAGAGAATATTACAAGGCCCCCAACAAGAGAAATGTTGAACAAAAATAAATAATTGCAATATGGAAATAAATGAACAAGAGAATACCCAAGAGGTACAGCAAGAGAATTTGCTTGATGGCTCTCAGTCAGTTCAAGCAATGCAAGAAGAAAATGAACTGCCCGCAGCTGTTCAATTAGTTCAGCCTCAAGCTGCTTTAGATGAAATAGCGGAGCTTGAGAAGAAATATCGTGAAACTATAGAACGGGAGAATAAATGAGTAATTTTGTTTTAGATTACAGCAAAAAGCAGACTTTGCAAATATCAAATGATGCTTTTTGCTTTTTGTATTATGGCGAAGAGCCATTAGACGAAGACAATTTGGAAGAAGCCAATGAGGTATCTGAAATGTTTTCCAATAATTTTTATATAGAAGATGATTGGAAAGCAGTTGATGACTCAGACCTTATAGAATGTACTTTTGTTCCGTATGTTGAAGACCAAGCCGATTATGATGAATATGAGGACCTTACCAAATATATTCAGCAGCAAATAAAATGGCTTGATGCAAATCATATTAGAGTGTGGTGGTTTAATAACCAAACTGGAACGAGAGAATTACGCGGTGATTTTAAGGTTTATACCAATAAATATGGCCTTAAGTGTTTTCATACAGGCAATCAAGATGAGGATTTTGTGACAGGAAAAATGAGCTTGTATTTTTTGAAGAATTTTAAAAAGCGTGTAGCTTAACAAGTGAACGAGAGAAATATAAGGCAGACTACAGAAAAGTAGTCTGCCTTTTTTTACATTAAGCTTTCATCTTCTTCTATAACGAGAGAATAACCGACTCCTCGTATGGTTTCTATAGCTACTCGGTTATCCATTTTAAGCATATTTCGCAACATACATATATGGACATCTAAGCTACGTTTATTAAAGTAGTTATCATCAGTCCATACTTGTTGCATAAGTATTTTCTTAGGTAATGTTTCGTTTTTATAGGCACATAGTAAAGCAAGAACTTGGCTTTGTTTATTATTAAGCTGTGTTTTTACACTGCCTATAGTAAGAATTTTATCTACTGTATTAAACAAGTAATCGCCTATCTCATAAGATGGCTCTATACTTCTTACTCGCACGCCACATCTTTTTAGAACGGCTTTTATTCTTCTTATAAGCTCCTCAATGTTATATGGTCTTATAACGTAATCATCTGCACCTTCATCAAATGCTTCAATAACATACTCATATCGGGCCTTATCCGATACCATTATTACCGGTATTTTATCATCTGATTTGCGCAAAAATTTTAATGGCTTTAGCCTCATAGAGGCATCTGTTGTTTTATAATGGCTTAATATGCATAAGTCATAATTCTTTTCTCTGATTTTGATTAGTATATCATTCTCAGTTGAGGTTATTACTTGAAAGCCGTTATACACCAAATAATCTACCAGGATTTTACAGTCTTCATCTTGATAGATTAAAATTCTTGGCAATGCTAATTTAGTGTTATTACTTTTCATACCATTTCTTTAATCTTGTTTTGCAAATCATTATATAAAACTTCATACCAAAATGGATTAAGCCTTAACAGGTCAAAGTATGAATATACGCTTTTTTGATATATTAAAGAAACATATTTAAGCTCTTTGTCCGCTCTTTTTTTAAGATGCTCATGATAGAACTTTATAGACTGGTCCACATTTACCAAGAATGGTGATTTATGCTCCATAAGAACTTTCTGCTCTGTATTTTGAGCAAAGTAATATGGGATATTCGGCATTGCCCAGAAAGTTAATCCAGCACCATATTCCTCACTCGCCTTATATAAAAAGCCAGGACATGGACGAATTGAGTCAGGATATAAGCTTTTACATATTCTTAACCTACGTGGAATAAAAGGATTAAGTAAAGTAGTTAATCGCTTGTTTATATAAGTTGAGTATTTATCAACCATTCTTGTGTGCTCTTTAACAAGTGATGAAACTAACAGCTTAATCCTTTCATTTCCTATAGGGTCACTCAGGCGTATATATTCTTGCCTGAAAGCTTCACGCTGAATACGTATTCTATCTTCTTTAAGCCGTTGAGACTTTTTCCTTTTAGCTTCTATGCTAGCCATTGCAGCTCTGCGCTGTCCCTCAGGTCCAAACAGTTTTACACCTTGACAATTATTTGGACCTAAGCCTGTCCATGGCATTTTATCCCCATATCTAGCTTCAATCTCTCTGTTTTCTTGCTCTTCTTCAGATAATTTAACATGTTCTTCTTCTAAAGTAATTTTTTCAATTGCCTCAGATTGAGCCTCTTGAATATCCTCATCATCACTTTTAATTTCATCGAGAAATTCAAAGAGTTCCTTTTCGGTTAAGTCTCCATATTGCTTAATATCTTCCATGCCACTTAAATAAAGACTTGATTATATTTTTTCCAGCTTGCTTGTTAAGCAATCCAAAATATGCGATTGCAAGCACGAGTCTTGCTATTTTATGCAATACCCAGGCTAATAGATATATAGGGAAATAAAGCACACCTACACATCTCCATAAAAATTTAAGCACCTTTTTCATCTTCTTCCTTTTTAGCCATTATTGTTTTTACTTTTTCTCCCTCTTCTGCTTGCTTTAATTCAACATAAGTCCTATGAAAAGCTTCGTCACCTATTCCTTTAATAAAAGTTCTAAGTGTAGAAGGATATTCGCTTGCATTTATAGTCTTATCGACTACTTTCGCGTAAAGAGCAGCAAGAGCTTTAGGCCCAAATACCTTTTTCTCCTGTAATCTTTCGACAGGGCCTCTTTTGAATTGAACACCTGGATGCTCATTCATAATCTTTGTACGAGTTAGGTACAAATCCTTAATCAAAGCCTCGATATGCTTTTCAAACTGAGGCATTTGAATAATATCAATAACTTTCAAATCTTCCAGCTTCATTTTTATAAGTTTTTAAGTTGTTGTTTATAATACTTTTCTTGCATATCGAAGTGTCTCTTATATATATGCAAATCATGAGCAAAATGGTAATAAGTGCCTATTGGCACACCGAGCTCATCTGCGACTAATTGTTGAAGTTTTGTCCAGCAATATTGGTCATTGCAAAAACCATAAACCAAATCATTGCTTCGCATAGTTACGCACATATCAAGAGTTCCTATTTGAGGCTTAATATCAAATCCGACTGATAACGTACAAGGTGTATCATACTTATAGTCATCTTTTTCTTTGCCATCAAATATAGTAAACCAAGCTTGACGAGTATCTTTATTCTCTTTAAGCTGTTTAATGCACTTTGCCAATTGGTGATTGCGAGTCCACTGCCATCCATAATTAGAATTGACAATGTTATCTCCACCATGCATTTTATCCCATATAGGAGCATGCTTTTTAATTTCAGCTACACTCCTATCTCCAGACATATACCAGGCATATTCGCGCTCTGCATATCGTTCACTGAATTTACGCCATTCTGTTGTTATAATGCGTTGCTGAGGATTAAGTAAATAAAAACCAACATTGTAAACAGCTTTTGTTCCGACGTTAGTATTTACTCCTTGGCCTATAATAAAAGCGTATAGGTCTTCAAAAGCCTCAGTAGCATTTTTATAAGCTATGTTCATTCTATCCAAATTTGTTTTGTTTGCCAATCCATTCTGCCATTTGATATTTTGAAAGTTTCTGCTTGTTTCCAAGTATTAAAATACCTAAGCAGCATTCCTGTTGAGTCAAATACACCATATTGAATTTTTCCCATATCATTTAACTATTTTATTGGTGCTGCTGTTATAAACTCTAAACAACAATTCTTCAGCTTCTTCATTCATGGCATTGCAAATACTTATTGCTTCTTCCATAGATAAGCCTGTAAGCTCTTCGTCATCATCATTCACTGCAATTTCGCCAGTTATAACTCTTATTTCAAATGAATTGGCTGATACAAAAGCTTTGGTAGCATCAAGGGCTTGTATACAAATATAATGTACAGCATCCCAGTATATATAAGACAATGTGCTTGTATCTTTTAATATATCGACATAAAGCTCTCTCAACTTTTCTGGCTTAAACCATCCATGCTCATCCATTCGTCTATATTCAGCAAGCCATCTGCCATATCCATTTATGGCCTTAAACCTGTTGGCATAAACAGCCACAAATCTAAGAAATTGGTCTGTATAAATGACTTGTGGAATTTCAACTGTTTTCTTCTTGAGCTGTTTCATGTGCTTAAAGTTTATATATTCTCGCGCGTTCTAGAGCACGCTTATTATTCCATTATTATTCAATCATTCATGTACTTAAAGCACGATATTGCGCGCGAGAATAATGTGAAAAATCAATCCTTAGTATGGCCCAGTAGACCCGAGTGCTCCATCACCACGCTCAGATGAACGGCTGAAAAGCTCTGACTCAGAAACTTCTTTAAGGCCTTCATACGATACAGGCACAAGAATAAATTGTGCTATTTTCATACCTGGCTTAATGTGGACCTTGGCTTTGCCGACATTAACAACATGTATATGAATTTCACCTTGGTAATCTTCATCTACAATCTTGGCTCCGAGGATAACGATGCTTTCAAATGCTTCTGCTTTCGGTGTTCTACCAGCTCCAAGGCAAGCCCATTTAGAAGTTACAACTCCTGATTTATCAGCTGCCATAAGCATATATCCTTCTGGAATTTCCATCTTAATACCTGATGGTATCAAAACATCAGTTCCTGGATTTACGATAAAGCCTTTGTTACTGCCAAAGTTAGGAACGAAAAAATCAATTCCTGCTGCTTTACCAGTTCCACGAACAGGGGACTTTACATTTCTTATTTTTGCAAACTTCATAACTACACTATTTTAACAAGTTCCTTAGCTGCTGTTTCTACGGCTCTAGCAAGTCTATGCTCAACTTCTGGACTTATAAGGCTGTAAACTCCTTCTTTTTCAAAAGCATCAGCCATAATAGCTCCAATTTTTGAAAGCTTAGGATTAGAAGTGTTAATGCCATGCTTATCCATAAGTTCTTTATCGTACTCATACTTAATACCTCTGCCATTTTCTACAGGAACGAGCTTAGCTATTTCTGCATGAGTATTTGACTTTCTGCTCGTAGGAACAGTGATAATAATCTCCTGATTGGTTGTCATGCACATATCTGTGCACATTTCCATTACTTCATTGAAGTTGCGTTTAAACTCTCTTGGAGTTACTGAAATTAAACTTTTCATAATGATGCCAAATTAGCAATTAAGTTCAACATATATGTTTTGTCTTTATCTCTTCTGAGCTTCATCTTATCTTTTAAGGCGAGAGCTACTAGCTGAACACCTATAAAATGATGTTTTGCATGAGACTCGTCAATTATATCCAATACTACCTCTTTGGATATAATCTCATCATAACTTTCGGTCTTGTCAATGATAGCATTTATCTTGATTCCACCAATTACAAATGAGTAACACTTGCTTTCTTCATAGTTTTCATTCTCAAGGCCAGACAGGAATTGAAGTTCTTTTAACTTTGCTTCCTGCTCTTCTTTCAGATGAAACACCTTTATATCTATATCCTGTGGATTAGACGGAACTCCGAGCATAGCCAGAGCAGTTGTACCTGTTACCATATACTCAATTCTATTTGCATTGCAAAAGTCATTGAGTTTAAAGAGTATTTCTTTCATGTTGATAACTTTTATAATTTTTTGTTGTAAGAAAATATTTGTTTGTTGAAAAGGCATAAAGTTTTTGTTTTTATGAAAGTTCTACCTTCAGTACCTACGGCAGCTGTCGGCTTATAAGATACTTTTACTTTTATAGGTAATTTCGATGCACTAATTCGCAGCTAGTATCGTTCTTTATGTAGCGGACTACAACACTCAAAATCTGGAGTGCATTCATCTCTAAATGGATTATGACATACAATACCTATTTTGCAAAGTAATAGCTGTATAATGCATGAAAATGGATATTGATATAACTTTTTCATATCTAGTTAAAATAAATCGTTGTCACTTTCAATTGGTTTTACAGTCTTTACGTCTCCTGGTTTACGCTTTAATACCCAAAGAGTATTGCGTGAAGCATCCGGGAACATAGGAGCCATGATATTGGCAATGAGGTTTGAGTCATAATACTCTTTAAGAGCATCAAACATTTTCTGCTGCCAATCATTCATCAGTGGCTTATAGTCTTTAGCCGAAGCAAATGTACCGAACTTCTTTACTATGTTGAAATGTTTCAGTAATATGCCTTCAAGCTCCCAATGGTCAAACTCTTGCACATCAACTCCACGGCCATCACCTGAGTCATAAGTATGATTACAAGCTGCTCCTACAGATGGGTCATAGTTCGGAGTTGAAAGGTAATAAGTAGCGTTATTATTGCCACAAGCCTTAAAGTTCTCCAAAAATGCATCTGCATTCTGTTTGCCAACATGCTCAAGCACTTCAAAAGCACAGACTTTGTCAGCATTAAACTTGCTGAAATCCATGTAGTTTTTAGCAAGGTCAGCAACATAGAAATGAGCCCAAGGTACATCCGCATACTTTTCAGCAGCTTGTTGAATTGTTTTTTCGCGAATATCAATACCAATATACTCTTTCTGCTTAAATTTGTTTCGGTATAACACCTCAAGTAAATTAGCAGCCCCGCAGCCAAAATCAACGATAGATTCACCTATCTTGGCTTCTTTCAAAATGTGAGTCCAACGCAAATAATGCGCAAACTGGTCTCTGTGGAATACATGACGCTCAAACGCCTGGTCTGGTCTGAGGTCTGTTGTGTTATAAACTTTTGCCATAATTATTTTTAATTTTATCTCTAAGTTCTTTATTATTTTTTTGATAGTTTGTTAATAGTCGACACAATGGCGGCAAATAATAAAGCCATATATACTAACAGTAGTAGCCCTTGTATACATTCACTATGCACATACGTCATAATAAATATAGGCGAAATCATTACACATGCTATCACTGTTGCTATAGGTGCAAGGCATAAACCTATTAAAAAATTTTTAATAAACTGCTTCATGATTATTTGTCATTAAAAATTTCTTTATGTTCTTCTAAGTAGTCATTCATAGAGCCCATATAAGCAATCGCATCAAGAAGATTATCCTCTTTGTGCGCATAAGCCTCACGCGATAACTTAAGAGCTATCATAGCTCTATACATACCAGCGGTTGTTATTTGCTGGTCTTTAGGCGACATCAAGTTATAAAGAGCTGCCGCTCTTTCCATTGATGCCTTAAAAGGCCCGTACTGACGCTCTTTTTCCTCTGAGCGCTCATTCACAATCTGATTTGCTTGTTCTAATATATTACTCATGATTTAAAGCTGTTTATTATTTTATATTTTAACTCTGGATTATTCTCAAGCATTTCGTTATTCTCTTTTAACAGTTTAAGTATCTCGCCCATTACAGCATTGATTTTAGTTCTGCTTTTAATCTTTTTGCATCAGCACCTCTAAATGTTTGTGCATTTGCCAAGAAGTATCTAACAATATCTCCTGCGGTATTATAAAAATACATAGCATTCGGGTCTGAAGTATCAAGTGTTAGCATTGCCTCTAAATAAGGCACTGCGCCAAAATATACATTAAGCCATGTTGACTTTATATCTTTAGCTATTTGCTGAAAGGTTCTTTTCTTGTCCATTTTATTATCTTTATTTAGATATACGAATATACTAATTTTCTCCGAGAATAGAAAATTTTTTCATTATAAAATGCACTCACTTAACACTTCTTAACTTGGCCAGATTTTATTGCTCTTCTGGATATTCTATTTGCAGTAATTCTTTGCAAAATTGAATAACTTGCTCATAGTTATTATACACAGTTTGAGTAATAATTCTCTGCTGAAGTATTGTTAGCTTATTTTTAATAATAAACTTATTTATGTTAAGAGAGAGAGTTTTATCATTGCATCTTCTTTTATCTCCTAACTGAATAGCTAACTGAGCATAATGAATACATTTCTTTATATCCTGCACTCCATTTTTAGCTTTATACCTACTAATATATTTTATAATGCATCCTTGTATAAAAGAGCATCTTAAAGCAGTTATAAGCTCTATTGGTTGCATAGCCATATCTTTATAATGGCTACCACCTATTTGTACATCTGTTGCTTTCATATCAATATACTTTACGTTTACGATTATCTGGTATATACCCATTTGCCACTCTCATTTCATCCATAAACATAACAGAATTGTAATGCTTAGGAAATTCTTTTATCACCTTAAAGCTTGCTGTTTTGTCTTTAACAAAGCTATTATCGCCTACAGGCTCTACATACCCAAGTTTTACAAACTTATAAAGATATGCGGTTTCTGAGTTTCTACCTGGCTCTTTACCAAGCAGAATTTCTTTTGAACTTACTACTTTGCCAACATTATCGTTAACAAATTTTACCATTTCCGGAAATACCGGAGCTTGCTTTCCATTACGTCCCATATTACATAAATTTTTTATATTTGTCAATTTTTGCTTTTATGCTATCCATTAAGGCATTTTGCTTTTTATCTTTCGCTTTAAGTGCTTTGATTACATCTTCATCATGAGTGCCTTGCAATATCAAATGATTTATAACAACATGATTTTGCTGTCCTTGTCGATATAATCGAGCATTAAACTGCTGATATAATTCAAGACTCCATGTTTGCCCAAACCAAACTATTATACTGCCTCCTGCTTGAAGATTAAGCCCATGGCCTGCTGATGCTGGATGCGCCAACATAACTTGTATTTTGCCTGCATTCCAGTCTTCAATATCTTTATTGTTTTTAAGCTCTCTTGGCTTATATTTTTTAAGATACTCAACAATTCTATCTCTATCAAACTGATAAGTCCATGCTACAAGCACAGATTGGCCATTTGCATCTTCGATTATCTCCTTAAGAGCTTCAAGCTTAATATCATGAATTGGAAACACATTTCTTTCTTCATCATATATAGCTCCATTAGCAAATTGAAGTAATTTATTTGAAAGGGCAGCAGCATTGACTACATTTACTTCCACAGGCTTTTCAACAAATACTGAATTGCCATTTTCGTCTTCTTGCTCAATCGTTTCAGTAGCACTTATTAAGTCAAGCACTTTATTCTTTTCAAAATCATTGTATTGCTTCTTTAGAGCTTCAGGCATTCTAAGCTTTATATAGTTATCTGTCCTAAACGGCATTTCAAGATAATCATCGGCTTTCATGCTTATGCAAATATCCTCTATTTTCTTATGTATTAGATATTCTGAGTCACTCATCAAATCGTATGAATATGTGACATGACCATTCGTTTGACCTGGCCGAAAATACCTTTCTCTATATCTGGATATTGTCTTTTCAAGGCGCTCGCCTCTATCCATAAGATATATTTGAGGCCACAAATCAATAAGTCCATTTGGAGCAGGTGTACCAGTTAGTCCTACTAGCCTTTTAAGATAAGGTCTTGCGCCGCGTAATGCCTTAAAACGCTCTGATTTATAAGACTTAAAACTGCTAAGCTCATCAACTACCACCATGTCAAAAGGTAATTTGCCTCCACCATATAAAGCACAAAGCCATGCAACATTATCTCTTGATATGATATAAATATCAGCTTTTGTTTCCATAACAGCTGCTATTCGCTGTTTAGCAGTACCTATAATCTTAGAAAAGCGCAAATGCTTTAAGTGGTCCCATTTCTCTGCTTCTTCTTGCCAAACTGACTCAGCTACTCGCTTTGGTGCTATGACTAACACCGAGTTAATCTCAAGATAGTCAAACATCAAATAGTTTACAGCTGTCAGTGTTGATACTGTCTTACCCAATCCCATATCAAGAAATACTCCACAAAATGGGTGAGTAATTATATGCTCCGCACAGGCTAATTGGTATTTATGTAAATCTGTTTCTTTCATTTGCTTAATACAATATCATCTACAAAGTTTATTACGCTTTCTACTGTATCTATTACTTCAACTCTAAAGCCCAAAGCTCTAAGCTTATTGTGCATATATGCCTGTATGCGCTTAGGCTTTCGTCCAGTTGTTTTTAATTCCACGAAAACTATTTTATGGCCCGGAAATAAGCACATTCTATCTGGTAAGCCTATAAGTTGGTCGCATAGCAGCTTTATACACATACCACCGTTTATTTTAACAAGCTCAACCAATTTGCGCTCTACAACTTTTTCACTGTCTACCGTCTCTTTCTTCATAAGTTAAATTTATTGAACTTACAGTTACTCCGAGTATTTGCAATGGCTGGTTAAGCTTATCTTTAAGATTTTTCTTGAATTGAGCTATATCATTGCAAGCATTCTCTTCTGTTACATGGTTTTCATCATATTTTATTGTTCTTAAAGAACCATCGGAGAATTTGCATACAGCTCTTAGTATTACATATTTCATAACCTGGCCATATAAATGTTATACTCACACTTATCCAAATTAAATTCCAGTTTGTCAACACAAAACTTTTGGCCATTATATATAACAACCGTTTTGACAGACGGAATATGTTCTATGTTTCTTGTTACAAGAAGCACAGAATTACGGTAATTTCCGTATTGCATTTTATAAAAATTTGCTATCATAATAGTCTTATATCATCAGCGTTAATAAAATGCCATTCATCGTCCATGCCTTCAAATAATAATCCAGCGCGCAATACCATTTGAAAATGATTATAGCAAAGCTTAATGCCATCAATTTCAAATGGGTAATTTTTCTTGCTTATAAGCCTATGGCATATAGCGCAATTACACTTAAAGTCAATCATAATAAACTATCTTTACGTTTATAGTATTTCTGTTTACCATATAAAGGAAAGTTCTTAGTGGATGCTATAGCTTCCCATTCAGGCAATGACCTAAGAATTTCATTAACCTCTCTGGTATTATATCTTGACATTTCTGTCTTATCTTTGCCAAGGCACTCACACCATACTTCAGCAATGCAGACAAAGTCTTTTTGCACTGTACCGTTTTTAGACAATGGGTCTTCAAGCCAACGTCTTCTGTCGTACAGGTCCATTTTATCCCAGTCATCTGGAAATTTAGTATTAAGATATTCTTCAATAATACCTTTTCGCTCATCTGCTTCTGAGTGTTTATGTTGCTCAATCTTAGCAATTATATCTTCATCACCAACGAGGTATAAAGGCTCTTTTGCTAAATATAACTGATATGCTTCAGCCCATATTTGATTTACTTCATCTTGCGTGAGGTCATCATTTACGGACTTTGTAGCATATTCTGGTCTTACATCTATAGGCATAAATCGTCTATTTCCTGTCGGGTCACGTAAGAAATCTTTGTTGTTAGTAGTACCAAAAAATACACATTGCCTTTTATATGTTTCTACTGTTCTACCATACGCCGGCCTGAACATATCTTCTCTTTTTGATATGTAGTGCTTGATTGACTCTACTTCTGCTTTCTTAAGGCCTGAAAGCTCTGCCATTTCAATCAGCCACGCCCCTTGTATCTGCTCAAATGACTCCTTGCCCTGCACAGTCGTGAATGTATCTGAGAACCATTCCATGCCGAGCTTTTTAACGAAAGTACTTTTATATGTTCCTTGTTCTCCGACAAGTATAAGCGCTGTGTCGAACTTAATACCTGGCTCGAATACCCTCGCAACAGCCGCCACCAACGTCTTCCTAATGGCGGCTCTAGTATAAGCGTTATCTTCTGCTCCAAAATAATCAATCAATAATGTATTAACTCTCGGTATGCCATCCCACTTTTGAGCACATATATACTCTCTTATCGGATGGAACTTTTTCTTTTCAAATTCAAGCGCAAGCGCGTCATCCACTTTTTGACTTGACACAATGCCGTAAACACACTCAATGTAATTACGAACACCAGAATAGTCAACATCACGAAGAGGCTCCACAGTATCGACTTTACGCCATGGTAACGAACGTGTAACATATCTTTTATTATCAAAAATGTTTAGCTTAAATACATCTTTTAAGAATTGGTCATGCTGAATTATTATATTCAAGTTATTGGCAGAATTATCATATTCGCCTTTTGTATTAGCGTCAAGCTCTTCTGTCCATGAAGTATCATATTCTTCAGGAACTTCTGCTTTTGCTTCTTCTGCAAACTCGAATTTAGCTTCAGCAAACTTTTCTTCAGCAATATGCTTTTTTGTTGTAGAGTCCTTAGAAGCAAATTCTTCCATTGCCTTAAAGCTCTTTTTATCTTTGTCTTCTTTTTCTTTGCCTGTATCTAAATGGCCAAATTTATGTATGCGAACTAAGTCAAATGCATTACATAATCTACCTCCAGCGGGGTCTGTTCCATGGTGAGAATATGCAAATTTATCATCATAGACTATTAAGCCCGCAGCTGTAGAGCCATTTATATACGTATATCGCCCTTCTCCAGCTGGTGTATATACATCTGAAAGAAAAGTCTCAATGGCTTCTTGTATAGTATAAGTACGGCAGAAAACACCAATTATGCCTTTTTTATCTTCTGGGTCCTCTTGCTTTTTGATAGCTTGCATTATTACATCTGTGCTATCTGTAGCAGTTGGCCATTCGCTCGTATCATGCCAATCATTATATAGCCCAAGAATATAATCAGCTTCAAGGAAAGGTCCGTCTTGAAATTCAAAGTAGTACTCCATATCTGATGATACAGACGGCCAGAACATAAGTCTATTTACGTCAAAAGTCGACTGGTCAAACAAATCAATGTTTAGGTCTCCAGCGACTTTTCGGGCAATGGCTTGATATTCTTCTTGTGATACTTCTCTATCAAGTGGAATTATCAATCTGTGTCGTGGCTTTTCAGGGCATGACTTATGAGTTGAATGAATAACCGCGGCACAATCAAATAGCATTGTAAAGTCCCACCAAAAGTTCTCGTGAGAAAAGTCAATATCCAATGTAATTAACTGGCGGTAAAGTACATTTGTTTTATCACGCCTACCATTTGTAAGAAATCCGCCTACAAATCCGCCTACGTCTTTTATCTTACTTTGCTCTTCTTTTGTGGCACTCATAAACCGCTTATATGTTTCAGCGGTTACTACAGGAGTAGCTAGCTTTTGAACTAAATTGCTCCAAGTAGTTTTGGTATTTTTCCATACTTTACTTGAAACATTTAGTCCAACTGCTATGCTCAAATTTTCATCATATTTCAATTTATCTACTTGCATAATATGCGTAAACAATATATAAACACAGCCAAATCATATTTTTAATCTTTTAAGTAGAATGGTGTTGTATATCCATCTGCTCTTAGTGGAAGGTCTGATGCCCATTCAGGAGGAGTACCCATAATGCTTGCCATTTCTTCATAGTATGCTTGAGCATTCTCTTCTGGGACTTCACACAAAACCTCATCGTGTATATGGCACACAGGATGATAGTCATTAGCCTCAAGATTTAACATAGAATTGCCAAGTAAATCTCTTGAAATAGCTTGTACAATGTTCTCTGTTAATTTACCTCCATACGTATCAATCTCACCCCATTGCTTAGTTTCTTGCACAACTCCTTGGTAACATAATACTCGTGTTGGCATTGTAGAACGGCCTATTTTCTTATCTTTGAATTTAGGCCCATAATAGAATAGCTTTCTGCCAGATGGCAATTGTATTGTCATAAACTCACCATTACAGTCGAAAATTATATTTCTACATGTGCATGATACTGGTCTTTGGTATCTGACAGCCTCTTTCGATGCTTCGTCTATTTCTTTCCACATATCTACAATTGCAGGGTTTGCCGAGCGCCATTTACGCACCAGGCTCATCATTTCAGTATCTGATAAGCCCATACGTTCACCACCCATTCGCTTAAGTGCTCCTAATGAGCCCTCATAACCGAGTGCAAGCTCTGAAATCTTTGATTTGTCTCGAAGTACTGAACCTTTTGTAATAGCAGATATTGGTACATTAAACATCTTTACTCCTGTAGCTTCATAGATTTTACCATCTCCACGGAATACGTCCATTCGCCATTTTTCGTTTGCAAGCCAAGATATAACACGTGCCTCAATAGCTGAGAAGTCTGCAACACTAAATACTTTACCCGGCGATGCTATAAGAGCTGTTCTTACTAGCTGAGACAAAATATCTGCAACATCATCATACATCATCTCAACTGACTCCCAATCACGGGCTCTAATCATTTCACGTGGTACTTCTATGTGTGATATATGATTTTTTGATAAGTTCTGCAATTGCAATAATCTACCTGCCCATCGTCCAGTTCTATTTGCACCATAGAATTGAAATGTACCACGGACTCTATGGTCTTTCATGGCACAGTTAAGCATAGCATAATACTTCTTAATGGACGTTTTTGAGAGCTTTTTGCGTATATTAAGCAACTCGATAACATCTGGATAATCTGCAAACTCTTTCATTAAATCAGGCATTGTTTCCTTTGAAAGTGACATAACAACACATCCTGTTGTCTTTTCAACCCATTGCCTAATTTGAACTGGTGAATTTGGATTTTCAAGCCCTGTTAGCTGTTGAGCATGTTGCGTTAAGATAGAAGTATATGTGTTATCTACTGCGATAGCAGACTCTGCTAATTCCATATCAACCAAAATACCTCTATCATTTATATTCTGGTCAAGCACATACATCTTGCGCTCAATATCAGGAATGATATATGCCTCTAATCTCTTAAATATCTCACGCTCTGCAAGTACGTCATACTTGTTATATTCCTTATACATTTCCCACTTTTCAGGAGCATGCTCAGGATAATTCCGAGTACGCATGCCATTAACTCGAGTTGCTTTGCATGGGCATGAGAAGTATTTAATAAGCGCTTTACCAGTATCTAGCTTTTTATCTGTAAGATTAAGAGCCTTTGATACTCCGTCCAAAGAAAGTGGTAAACCACAATACGCAGCTTTTACAGAGGTACAATACCACTGCTCTGCTGGAACATTATATCCTATATGCTTAAAGCTCAAGCGCTCAAATACTGCATTATGCGCCACTTTTACACAATCCGGGTCAAGCAAAGCTTCTTCAAACTCTTCAGGCATTTCTTCACCTTGAGCCAAATCTACTATCTTTACCAGGCCATCATCTAAAGCATATCCTATTATAAGAATTTCAAAGTCTGGTGACTCAATATACTTATAAGCTCCAGACTCTTTAATATCTACAGATGAATATGTTTCAACGTCTATAAAAAGATTTTTTGCCATTATTTCTTTATTTGATATTATAGAATTGTGGAATAGGCAGGACTCGAACCTGCATCTTGCTCTCGTTGTTTTTAAGTGGTACCACGCTGCTCTTCCATTAAGCTACTATCCCAATAGGAGTATAGGCGGGACTCGAACCCACATTTACTTGGTTTCCACAGACGGTTTCCGAAGTAAGTTTTACCATTAAACTACTATACTCATTGATGCAGAAAGGAAATTACATCATATCGTCATCCTGAACAGCATTATCTCCACCGAAATCTTCTTCAGCTGTTGAGCCACCGGCCAACATCTCTCCATCTTCGAGCTTCTGGAGATTGTTCAATCCAGCAGCAATACCTTTGGATGAAACATTGAAAGCATAGAAGTTGATTGAAGCGCGGCCATAACAACCTGAATAGAACTCGTCTCTGCTCATGATTGGATTGAGTGAGCGGTCCACAATGCTCGGCTGACGCATCGAGTTTGCATTGATGAAATAGTGGTCCTCAAATGCTGGGTCATCCGGACGTTCTTCATCGCCATCGCGTAAAGGCAATTTGAGGTTTGCTGGAATACGGCCATTCTTATCTGCGAGCTTTGCCTTACCTGCTTCCTTTGCGGCTTCTATGGCTTTCTTGATTTTGTCAATAGTAGCCGTATCGCTCTTAGGAATAAGAACGCAGATATTGTACTTAGGAGTATCGCCCTCATTCATAGCTGTGGGCTCGAACACATTTACATAGCAAAATCTTACTTTGCCAGTTACAACCTTGGTTGAATTTACTTGATTACTCATTGTCTTTTAATTTAAGTTGTTATTATTACTTTTTTCTATTATTTCTCATATAACCTTTAAGCTTTCTATGTTTAGCTTTAAAGTTAATACAATTGATACCATAGCCAATCATATTATTGGGGTCATGACCAAAAGCAGTTCCTACCAATTTTGGTGATATAATAGAAGGATTACGTTCCATGCTAAAAAATATTATTCGTCTTTGAAATCTAATTGTGCTTGAGCATATCCCATTGCTGGTCTCTTGTCTTCAAGCGGTACAAGAGTAGGTTTGCCTTGTGGCTTGATAACCACATCTGAGAGTATTTCCTCAAAACGCTTTTTGCCTACTAACTTCTCAATAGAAGTAATTGGCTTAAGTTTCATATTGAAAATCTCATCTTCTGAAAGTTCAGGGCAGCGTGCAAAAATTGCATTAGAAGCTTGGTCTTCATCAGCCCATTTGCGTCGACTAATTCCTTCAACTAATTTAAGCCCCGGCCATTGCTTATTCTCGTTAACCGCTTTAGTTTGTGCATATTCTGTTATTGAATTAGCCCATTCTATAAGCTTAGGCACACGCTTAACTATATCAGCAATCTCATCATCGGTTAACAACTCTGGGTCTGCAAATTCATGTTGTGCAATTTCGAGCTGTTGCTCATAAAGCTTACGACATTGATTACGCACAGCACAAAATCTGCACCAATCTCCAGCATTAAGTTCTCCTTTACCTTCAAATGCAAGTTCAGCTCTTGGTCTAAGCTCCTCTTCTGCCCATTTACGGAGTTCTTCGACAGATATTTGCCAACTTGATATATTGTTAATGCGAGGCTGTATAATAGTCAATCGCACTTCCGTTATATCATACATTGTATCATATTTCTGTAAAGCTCCAAGTCCATAAAGCATAAGTTGCTTATTCCATTCAGCATATACTGGAACACCTTTTCCATATTTTAAGTCAATGACTTCCATAAGATTATCATTGATAACAACACAGTCGGCTGTTCCAAAGCTTTCAGGCACATATTCTGTCAAATCGAGTTTCTGCTCAATTTCCATGACGGCTAACGGATTTTCAGTTTTTGCTTCAGCTAATTGTTCTGAGCAATAATCCGTATAGATAGGTACAACTTCAAGCATTTCCTCGCTGAACAAGTCATTTGCCATTATCTCTTCGAGCCTTTGGTCAAAGTCTTGCTCACTAATGCTGTTAAGTGTATCTTTTCTCAGGTAAAGCTCTGAGAGCTCATGAGCTAATGTACCTTCTTCTGCATATACTGAAGACTTCTTTTCTCCATATTCATCTTCAAGCTTGGCAGATGGAGTACAATTCAGCCATCTTCCTGCTCCAGAAGCCGAGAGGAGTGCATGACTCCTCTGGCTATGTTTCTGTGGTTTAGTACTACTTGTCACTTGAGCCATATTCTTTTATTAATTCTGCTAAATATTTGCATTGATAGGCATACTTAACATAAAGTGTTGGATTTTTTCTACGAAACTTTTGAGCTGCTTTTTGCAATTTCTTTGTACTTGACATGGTTACAGTGACTCTAAGAAGTTATACATTTCATCATACTTAGCCGGGTCAAGTTTTGTTACGCTTGGAGCCCCAAGTTCATTGAGTTTTTGCTTGATTACGTCGCGATGCTCATTGACCTTTTTTGCAAGCATTCTGCGGACGTCCTCAATGCTCTTAGAGGCAGAAGAAGCAGCCGGAGCAGCAGGTGCTGAAGGAGCAGGCTCGGCAGCGCTCTGAGTCTGGGCAGGTGCCGCAGGCTGGGAAGTAGGTTTTGTAGGAGCTGGCTTTGCTGGCGTAGTAGGAGCAGGTTTAGAAGCCGGAGCAGCAGGTGCTGAAGGAGCAATAGCATTACCAAACAATGAAGTTAAAAACTTCTGCGTATTTTCAGACAGGTTTACGCTAACCTCAACAGAAATTTTAATGGTTTCCATTTTCGTGATTTTTAATGAAGTTATCTAAATAGTTAATAAACTCGTTTACTGTCATATCTGGTACGTTTGAGAGCTTTTGGTGGATAAGCTCATTATTCTTATATATAGATACGTACACGCCTTTATAATTCAGCTTTACTTTATATTCACCTTTCAGCATTGTTAGGCATCCATCTTCAGATGAACCTTTCCAAGTATTTGCTGAAAACAAATCAGTTACTAACACGCCAATATGATTGGCCAATCGCTCTAACTGTATAACATCCAAATTGGCTTCACCCTTTAACACACGGTCAAATGCCTGTTTCGGATATTTAACAGTAGGAAATAACACTTTTGCTAAATCTTCTGTATTTAGCTTGTAGTGCTCAATTACATTACCTATATTAAATTGTTGTTCCATATTTTGGTGAATTTTATTATCTTATTTTCGATATGCAAATATACAAACTATTCTCGAAAGAAAAAAATTTTCCATTATTTTTTGAGAATTTATTTGTTAAAAATAATTAAACAGCAATTTTAGTGCGGCTTTGAAATTGCTGTAAACAAAGAAACAATAAAAACAATGCCTCTATATATTTCAAACTTAATTTCTTAATTTCCGATTAACATTAAGGTTAATAAGAAATATCGGCTTTTAATATGAAAAGATTTAATGAAATTATTGTTTCTTTGTTTACAGCATATATAAGTAATTGATTTTGAGCACTTTAGGCGTAAACAATGACTTGTTTATATTGTTTCTATTGTTTACCGCTTATGCTTATATAATCCACACTAACTATAGAGGTGGCTGGATTTTGGCTTACGACATCTACTTGCCTACTTTTTATTTTATTGGTTTTCCATAAAAATCCCAAAAAGCGCTTATACTTCACTGTTTCTACTATTTTAAGCGACTCTCTATTAGATATTTGCAACTCAACAGTATCTCTTTTTAGGTCAACACATCCTGCCACATCAGTCCATTTTGATTTGTAATTAAAGCATTTAAGTGTATCAACTGTATTTGTCGTAGTATCAATTCTTATGGAGTCACTCAGCTTTGCAGAAAGTAAGTTTATCGTTTCTGTCTGAGATGATATAACTCTTTGTAAGTCCGATTTGTTTACTTTAAGCTGCTCGATTAGTTTCAAATCCTGCTTTCTGTATTTCTTATATTCAGAAAGTGAAAGCTGAAGCTCTGTTACTTTAGCAGCATTAAGGCTATCAGATACTTTATAGAGTTGGCTTTGTGCCATTATAGACTCTTTTTCTGAAAGCAATACTTCCTGATTGCTTTTAAGCCTACTGTTTTCTTCTTTTAGGCTTTTAATCCTAATTCCTGCTATTACTATAAGTAGAATAGCAACAGCGATTATTCCTATTTTTATGATTATCTTTTTCATGCTCAATTTATTCTCGCGTATTCTCGCATAGTTTTAATTTCTTGTTTATAATTACCTTATCTTTAATATAAAAACCATTCTCGTGTATAAGAAATTATTACGAGAATGGTTTTTATGTGCTTCAGAGGTCTTTATACTCGTACTTAGCATCAAAGCTGGGGCATGCCTTAGCCGCAAATTCTCTGTGTCCATGAATAGTAGCATTTGGGTATTTTACCTTTAAGCTTTTCAGCAATTCGAGTAAAGATTGCTTTTGAGCCTCAGTGCGTGTATCTTTAGGAGTTTTACCGTCTTTAGCAACGCCTCCTACATAGCATACTCCTATAGAGTTTGCATTTTGACCTGAGCAGTGGGCTCCAACTACACTTTCATCTCTGCCTTTATGAACAGAGCCATCGAGCTCAATCACATAATGATAACCAATATCTTTCCAATGATTACCATTCACATGCCAATCTCGTATGGTCTCAGTTTTAACATCTCGTCCTTCAGGAGTAGCAGAGCAATGGACTATGATTTTATTTATCTTTCTCATTTGATGTTAGCAATTGGCTTATTTTGTCTAATATCTCATGACCTTGTTCGGCAGTGGTAGCTCGCACAATCTGCTTAACTATATCAGGTACTTCTGCAGCATGAGCTTTTTTACGTTTGCTATTTTCAACCACAGATTTACCCTCAATATATATAACTGCAACAGTACATAGAATTGTGGCAAATGGAATTATATAGAATGATAATAAGCTTCCAAGTATATCAAACATAAGAGCAAAAAGCATTAGCCTTACATAATCGCCGATTTTTGTAATTGTTCTACGAAATCCATGCGACATCAATGCTTGGCCAAGTGCTTTTGCTGTTGTTGTTCCACTCCAAAAGTCTACGATACTGCTTAGTATCATGAAAATCCAGCAGATTAAAATAATGCCAACTCTAATAGCTATGAAAAACATTAGTCCGTCAAAGTTCTTTGCTTCAATCAGTTCTAACATACTATACGAATTTTTCCCAGTCCAACTTGATTGCTTTTCCGATTGCGTCAGCAGTCCATCTGCAGAAAATCATGCCATCATACCCATCTGGGTCATTGGCTACTTTATGAGCATACCTTAAGCATGCAGCCTCATCTTTCAGAGGATCTGGATAGAAATCTGCATAAGCCATGTTAGCCGCATAGGTAACATCACCTGTTGTCACTTTGCCAGGAATGCTCAATCCTAAGCTTTCCATAGACTTTTTGACTTGGCTTGCAGTCCAAGAATGCTGTTGACCATTAGCATTTACCATCATTTTACTTACGTGCTCTGCAAGAGCATCTGTAAAGTGATAGCCGTGCTTTTTGACATACTCAGAATATCCTTTAGCAGACATAAGAGCATTCGCTGTTTGCTCATAAGGTAAATCGAATTTGACCTTATGCTCACCATGAGGAGTAGCTATTCTGCTTTCTACTACTACATCCTCTTCATCTTCGTGCTCCTTATCATGGTCGCACGTATGATGCTTTACTATGATACATTTTAATCTGTGCCCCATAACTTTTAGCTTTCAAATTTTTTTTTGATGAAATTCTCCATCATTTCCTGCTGCTTTTTCATGAGTTCTTTCATTTCACCGATAGAACCTTCAATCTTGCCAAAGCGCTGCTCTGTTTCTTGCTTTTCCTTATACATAGGATTAAGTTCTGCGAGTAATGAAGGAGCTTTGTCAATGATATTTTGAGCTTTAGAAGCAGAAGCCAAAACCTGTTCAGCATTTGCCTTTTGAGCTTCAACTTCGCTCGTCAATCCAGATTTTTCTGTTGACAGAACAAGATGCCCGGCATAGGTAACTGAATGGCTTTCAGGAATAGCGTAAGTTGCCATTTTTCCATTGGCCTCTATAGTAACATCTACTACCATCTCTGTTTTGCCAGTCTTCTGGTTCATTTCTAATCGAGGAAACGATACCTGAGTGGCTTTGCCTTGAATAAGGCTAAATTCCTGTGTATCAAGAATGTATACAGGATAATTCTGCTTTATATCTTTGAATAACAACATATAGCTTATCTTTTTGAATTGTTAATAAAAAAGAGGGCACTCAGAGAAGTATAAAACTTCCCTAAGTACCCTCAATTAATTAGACTGCTGGTTCAGCTGGAATAGAAACGCTCAATGAGCTATTGATAGCATAGCAGTTGGATTTTCCGCATACTATCTTAATAAGTCCTTGAGTCATTCCAAGCTGGTTGATAGTAACAGATGTAGGAAGCGTCGTTCTACCTTGGAATGCAACCACAAACCGTTCATTGATTACCTGTGTCTCAGCTTGGCATTTGCAAGCATTTGGAGTAGTAATCGTGATTGTTGCTACAATAGGCACGAATACTGTAGTTCCGTTAAGAACAGGCGTTTCATTCCTGTAAGTAACAGTCGCAAACGGTTGATTTGTAGAAGTTGCACAAACACAACGACACAATTTCTCCTTAAATGTGGCCAAGAACGAAACTTGATTTGTCACAGGAGCAGCGGCTAAGCCTACTGGCGATAATGTAACCATAATCTTTACAGTTTAATGGTTAAACATTACTGGCCACAGCCGCATCCGCAGCTATTACCACCACAGCCGCATCCGCCGTTTATGAGACGAGCGAAATAGTTGTTCTGGCGCTCCTGAGAAAGCTCGAACTTAAGGTCCTGAATTTTCAGAGCCTGTTCGTCCTTCCAGTGGTTATTCAGAGTGTCGATGATGCGTTGAGTATTGTCCTGACCGGCACGAAGAATATCGCACTTATCTTGCTGAGCCTGGAAAGCAGTAGCTGAGAAACCTTGTGTAATTGCAAAGCCAAGATCACGCTGGCCATTGCGGAGTTCGCTAGTCTGCTGACAAGTCTGGAGCTGAACATCTGCGCGGAAATCGGCAATCTGGCGCTGAGTCTGGCAGCAGCAATTCTGTAAAGCTTGAATGACATTGCAGTCACCGAGGTTAACAGCGTTGATAACGCGCTCAGCAGAGAAGCCAACCTGACCAGCAACTTGCTGGATAGCAGCCTGAACATCGCAGCAGCACTTCTGAAGAGTGTTGAAGTCAATGTTAAGCGTCTGAGCCAGCTGGCTAAGAGCAAAGCCATTGCCCTGAATAGCAGACTTAATACAATCAGCATTCTGATTGTCCTGCAACTGAGTGCGGATAGCATTAAGCTGAGCCTGAGTTTCGATACCCTGGGTAGCAGCACCTGCACCATCCCCACCAAAGCCAAAGCCTCCATTGCGGAGCAGAGCCATGAACATGAGATAAGCAAACAGATTGTTCATCCAGTTGTTCATACCTCCACCCATCATGGCGGCCATAGGGCCCCAATCGTCTCTGCGGTTATTACCTGCCAGAATGGCTGCTGCTAGAGCATTGCCATTGTCGCCTCTGTCGCAACAATAGATTTTTTCTGTAACTTCTCCCATAATTTTGAAGAATTTAGAAAGTTAATAATTAAGTTATTTATCTATATTTCCTGCGCAGGAAATATATTCTGAGTTTATAGTAAGCTAAAATTAGTGTTACCTGCTTTCAACTCTGCCTCGGCTGCGTCCAACAACGCGAGTACGCTTTCTTTTACTTTTTCGTCCATAACGATAAATTTTTAATTAATAATTCTTGTTGGTTTATAACCGGGGCAAAGATATAAAATATTTCTTATACCCGCATCAAATTATAATAGAAATTGCTTCCCTCGCCATCAGCCATCCTCCCCAATCATTAGGATGAACGCCATCCTTAAAGCAATAATCTAAATTATAATCGGTTATACCTATTCCGGTATTCCAATTTATATAGCCAACCCCGTATTCCTCTGCAATAGCCTTATATGCATCTTGAAGTCTTTTCCTTGCTTCTTTATAAGCCTTAATTTTTTTGTCATCCGACTCATAGTCACCTCCCATCTTGGAATAGTCACCCCGAACCGGCACAGCCAAGAAAATCATACTCTTAGGGTTTTCCCTGCTCAACTTGATTATGGCTCCCTTGACTGCGGAGCAAACGGTTGTTGAAATGGAACTTTCTGCACAATCTAATAAAGTACCCGTATATGGTTCATCCTCCGCTGTTCCATAAGTGGACATAGGGTCATTCGTTCCTCCGGTAAGTATAATTACCTTTGGATTATAAAACTTTGCAAACGAACATTCTTCATATATGCTGATATTTGCATTACCCGTTGGACGCATGGTGATTCCTCCCTTGGCCGTATGGGCGAGAAGGTATTTATTCCCGGAAGAATCTGTGTAATATTTTGCGCCACTATCATGTGTCAATCCCGTGTTATATGTACTGCCATCCGATACCTTTTTATAAGTGATGATTTGTTCTATATTCCCTTTTGAAGAATAGGCTTCCCCGTCACTATCGTAATAGTAACCATCTTTAGGATTGTATGTAAGCCCTAAGCTATATAATTCTTCTGTTTCTATATTAATATAATGAAGTCCTACGCAATTTTCCTCTTTAACCCATTCTAATCCTGTATGTGCTGCAATATGCGGTTGCCAAGTGCTTTGGTAAGTGATTGAATCTCCAAATGTACATAATTTTTCATTGCATAATAGTTCCGTTATGCCCTGTATGCTTTTTGCACATTCAGCTAATCCTGCTTGCAAAGCCGATAAACTACCATAAGGTGTCTTATCTGCATTATAGTCATAACGCGAAATAATATCGGCAAATACATCTAAGGTCTCATCGGTTATATTAAATTGCAAATTTTTAAATAGCCTAATTTCCCTAATAATATAAGATGCTGGGTTAGGAATGGAATTGGTGGCTTTTGTAAATTCGATATAAACAGATAATTCTTTTTCTTCGCTAAATGAAAATGCCGGTTGTACTACGGCGTTTTTCAACAAGTCTATAACTATTATTTTTCTTATACGTTCTCCACTATTAATGTTTATTGAATCTCCGACGCCGTATCTTGTCGTATTAATACACATGCTTGCATTAATTGATACATACTTTTCTACCGTAGTAACATCGTTAGCTTCTATATCAATATATAAGTAGTATTTATCCGTGCGTTTCGATGCAAAACTTTTACGAGAAGCCATAAAAGCTCCAAATGTATTTGCATAAGTAACCTTTATTCCCCCCGTATCGTTTATTGACAACGATACTCCTTGTGAATTATAGCCTATACTCCCATTTGAAAAATTCCCATTATCCAACAAATTATTAAGTTTTGCGTTAAGGGTGCTTATTTCTTCATTTGGTATGCCCTCAATAGATTTAGCTTTTGAAGAAGTGAATAATATATCAGCATATTCTGATTTTAAGTCCTCTAATTCAGATATTAGAATTATAGGTTCTTTTATAAACAGATTGCCCGTAGCTGTTGTGAAATATAGTTCAACAGAATCTACATTTCCGGTAATCTCATTAGAATTAAACTTACGTTCATATTTATGCCATAAATTTATGGCATAATTACTTTTTGTAGGTTTAAAACTATCAACCAATACGTTAGATGCTCCAGACTTTAATCGTATTTCTATTACAACTTCTCCCTGATAATTTAATGTTGACGAATTAAACTCAATAGAAACAAGCACATTATTTCCTTTTGTATAGGGTACAGATTGCGACAGCCTTGCTGTCGTACCGCTGAAATCTAATACCCCATTATTTACTTCGGGAAAAGGCTGTCCATTGGATATAGGCCATTTCGCGCTATCTGAAAAATCCGGGCTTTCCAGTTTATTATCCAAAAAAACAGAGCCTATAATATCTTTTTTAGTGTTTTCTAATTCCTCCTTTGTTGCGGTTGTGTCTTTAATTTTGTTTATTTCTATTTCGTCTTTAGTAACGCCATAAGGATAATAAACTGTTTGATTTTCAAAATAAGCATAAGCATCTAATGATGGATTGAAAGTGCCTCTAAAAAAGCAAGCATTTTCCGGTATATTAATTTCCGCAGCGGCTTGAACTGTACTTAATCGTTCAAAATTCTTATCATAGAAATTAGTATATCCTCTATTAAAATTTCCATAAACTTTATCTTTTCCCTTGCAATAAACATAATCCGACACAAAACCTGAAGGGCTATCATTAATAGCTCCTATATTTACAATAGTTCCACTTATAGATTTAGACTTATCGATTAAATTATAGGTATTTAATTGAATCGTTTTTAGATTTAATAAATCTAATTCTTTTTGACTGACTATTTGTTGCCAATTATCATCCTTTTGCCATTCGATATCTGTAACTAAAGTTCCCACATATTGCTCATTAACCCATCCATTTGTTGGATTATTATAAGCAATCATTAGTCCTGCCTTTCTATATTTACTTAATACCTGTAATCTTGTTGTTTGATTGTTTTTACTCCATTCAAGGATAAAATTTCCTCCGGCTGAACCAATTTCAATAGTTTGTTTTGTCCATTTACTATTTTTCCAAATAAATATAGCTATTTGCCCGGTTTCAACAGTCTGCGCACCGAAATTAGGATATGTTCCCTCAGTTGCTAAATAAAATACAGGGCCGTCCGGTGAACCAGGGGTCGTAGAAGTAGTAGCTACGCCAATAAAAGTAGCATTTTCTCCAACAGCACTTACGATGTTATTAAGAGTATTTTGCAAAATTGCTCCAGTTATTTCTTGATTGCCGTTTGTTTTTATAACATTGGCAATAGCTGCTTTTAATATTGTCCAATATGCCATTTTTATTCTATACTAAAATCGTTATTATAATCTTCGTTAAAATCTCCACCCACTAATTCAGGAGTATAACCTCCTATATTAGCTATAACAGTATCAGTCTCAAATTCGCATTCAACTGCAGCTAAATCTCCTTGGTCTTTCCATTCAGGCTCCATGCTAAACGTTGTCAAATCGTAAGTCTGCAATTTACTTGTTATTTGTTTATTTTCACAAAGTCTTACAATTCTAAGAGCATCACATAGATATTCAGGAGCTACAAATGTAAACTTATAAATCTTTTTGCTTATTTGGCTCTCAATAAATGTATAGCCCATCCGCTCAGTAGCTTCTTCCTCAAAATCATATTCAGGTTTACCGATTTGTGTATTCAAGTAGCATCTAAATTTGAAATTATCAGAAAAATCTACTATGCCATTTTTAAGCTCAAAGTTATATGAGTTGTAATACTCAAGAAGCAGATAATCGTCTACCTTATTAGTTACAGTAAATATGTCAGAGTATATAGTTCCTAAGCCTGATATTGAAATAGCTAGATAATATAAACCTTCATGCTTTATTTCAACTATAGGAAGAATACCGGGATATTTAAGAAGTTTGAAGCCGGTATATGACTTGATAGTCAGGCCATTTTCTTTCATGCTTGCCGTTATGTCTGTATACTTGCCAGTGTTAAAGTTATAAAGCCTAACCCGGCCTACAGATGTTCCACTTCTAAGAACTGCTTGAAATGGCAATAATATATTCTTATAGGTTATTAGCGGATAAACCTGGCCAAAAGCATAATCTTTACGGTGATTTTGCAGTGCAAGATTATCGTAAAAAGGCAATGGCGATATGTTATTATTCACTAACTTCATGCTGTAAATATAATAAAAAATTACGAAACTAGAAAATTTCTTAATAATTTTTAACACACAATTTTATTGAGGCTTATAAAGTAATCTCACTTTAGCACGGCGAGTATTTACATTAATAGAAACCTCGTCTATTTTACCATTTCCTATAGTGGTTTTAATTAATTCGAGCTCATTTAAATCTTCTTCTATAGGAAATTCTATAGTATGTTTCATGCACATTTTTACGTCACTAGCATATAAATTACCGAGCACATTACAGTCAAGATTTGATGCAGGCATATCATACATATAAAAGCGCACAAGATATGCCCAAGCTGCATAGAAATTCTGAATTACAGCATTATATGTATCACCGTTTTCATCTACCAGCTGTGTTTCAATTATGGGCAATTCTAAAGAAGAGCCATTTTTAATTGGGCATAATAGTGCAAAGCCATCATCTGAGAAATTAGATGGATTAAACAGCATATAATCCACATCAGATGAAAACTGGCTTATGTTTATTTCTTCTGTTTTATCCTTTTGCACGTAGTTAGATTTAACATCTATAGTTACTCCACCAAACAAATCGGTTACATCGTCCATCCAACCAAATTCGTATCGCTGATTTAGGTCTGTTTTATCATATTCTACTTCTGATTGAAAATATGATGATAGCTTTTTGTTAAATTGGTCTACAAGCTTAGTAAAATCAAGCTGAATACTTGTATTATAAGAATATGAGCCTCCTCTCATAAAGAAACTTATATGCTCAATCTTAAACTTGTTATCTTCTATATACCAATAACATCTAAAACAGTCACGAAGCATTTTCATTACATCTTCTAGTGATACTTCTGCCTTTTGAGCGGGCTGGTCATATTCACCTTTAAGTATATTTGTTTTTTGTGTTATGTGTACATAAAATCTTGCCATCGACATTGGTACGGTTGTATCATACAAAAAGCGACTATATTCAGCAGTTGCTTCATGCTGAAGAGTAGGGTCTATTTCTTTAAGTAAAGCCTTTATTGCTGCTGCTATAGAATAACTATCCCTAAGAGTATATTGCTTTCTTAATCTCTGCTCAAATAAAGAATAATAGCTATCATATACATACCACAATGAAGCATTAGCCCAAGAATTTCTACTAATAGGTAAAGGCCTACCTATACCAATACTACTAGGAATAAACTCATTAGTGAAATACTGACCATAGTCATTCAAACCATATCTTGTAGGCTTATCTACTGCTCTAGAAGTACAGAAAAACATTCCGCCTGTTAGCCCAATACACTTCTTATAATTCCTATTATCTGTGACAAAGTCATCAGATGGCAAATCGTATGTGTTCTTTATACCTTCAGAGTCTTCTACAGAATCTACATCGCAAAGCAGGCGTCTATAGATATGATATACGAAAGGACTTTCTATAATAAACGTATCGTCTGGATTATTTACATTTACCATTTTAACATCATTGCGCAATATGTATTTATTGTCAGGGTCACTAACATCCCATTTCTTTTCTGACTGATATAGCAGCAAGTTATCTGAATTTCTATATAACCGTACTCTATATGGCGTAGAGCTTTCATCTACTAATTCCATTTTGCACGCGTAGCCTGGATTCCATTTACTCCAATATCCGTTTGTTCCAGCGTATACTCCATTAACATCAGAAATGCTAGCATTTCTTATATAAAACTCATTTCCTGCTTTTATATAAGAAAAATAATATTTGTTTATCAAGTCGTTGTGATTGTCAATTGCTTCATTTACATCACTTTCCCAGTATATACCTCCGAAAAAATTAGATATTGAATTAGAACCTCTAACATAAACCTGCATTAAAGAGCGTTTATGCAAGTTTATTCTCGATATAGCTGGAGCAAGTTTTATAAGGTCATAAGTATTTTCATACTTGTTAACCACATCATTATATTCATCAAGGGCTGTTGTTTTAAGTTCACATGACTTTTTTTCATAATCAAGTTTGCAATCTGTTTTATTAAATTCGCCTTTATAATATTCCACCCATTTGCCAGAAGTCCTATTATATTTATCTATAGTAAATATCATGTGGTCCTCTAGGCTTGAGTTATGTACAATCTCATAGTCATTGCCAAATAGTTTTATTTTTCCATCAAGTGAAATACGGAAAAATTCTTGCCCA